TACGTAGTTAATTAAAAGGATATATCATGGCAGTAACAGTAGGTCAAACAATTGGTGAAGCAGAATATACTACGATACGTGGCGGAATAGTATTAGTAATGGGTACACCGACAGGCACTGGAACAGGGGCAGCTGGGTACAATGAATCAATCACTTCTTCTACTGTTAGTCCTGGTGATAAAATAGCTGCGGCAGACTGGAACAACTTAAAAACTGATATTGATAAAGCATACACACACCAAGTTGGATCAGCACCAAATCCTGCATTAGCAACTGTTAATACTGATAGCGGAATTACAAAAACAATACACGATGCACTTGAAGCTGCGACTAATTTTATTAAAAATGCCTCAAATAGATTTACAATAGGTAGCGGACAATCAACAACTGTTAGTGCTAGAAGTAAAACTAAAACCAATTGGAACGGAACACAAGTTCATGCTGTAAATTTTACATGGTCAAGTTTAAACGAGGCTAAGGCATTCTTTAATGCAGGTGGAAAACTAGTATTTTCGTCAACTTTGTCATATACAGGCGGTGAAGCAAAAACACTAGATTGGCAATCAACGGTCGCAGGGCCAGGCGTTGTTACTATGAATCATGTTAGTGTTAGTAAAACAGGAGCATCTGGTACTGTCATTAATGATGGATACTACGATCTCAGTACCGCTGCTCGCTATTTGGTAGCAAAAACGGGTACAAATCCATACTCAGAAAACGATTATCAAATTGAAGCTAGATCGATCACAAATGGCGTTAGAATTCGTCTAATTTATAGAGATGATGACGCAGGCGACCAAACAGGCTCAGGGCCAGCAGTAGACGAAAATGTAAAAGGTACACTAACTAGTGCGCTAAGTTATATTCGACCAACCGGTTCAAACGTACAGACCACTGCTCCTACAATTGCAGTTCATAGTTCAAATACATTCACATAACACTTGACACATTAAAGAATTGAGTATATACTTATAACAAGTATATGAGGATTTATCTATGGACGAACGCTTACAAAAAGCATTAGAGTTTTCTAATTTTTTAGAAACACAAAATAATCAAAAACGCATATTTTTAGCACAGTATAAGGAAAATCTTGTACACTACACTCGCGGACACAAGTTTACAGTTACGCAAGAATTAATTAATTTTGTACATACATTGTCAAACATGCACCCAATCGGTGCTGTAGTATTAGATGATAATAATACTCCATTTGCTATTACTGACATTGATGAATTTGCAAAAGAGATAATGGGTGTATATGTATTTGCTTCTCGTAAGTATGCTATTGATTATGAATCAATTAAACACCATAGATCAGTACAAGGATTAATAGATCTATGAACAGTGGGGACCGTGGAGTTTTACTTTTTGCATTTAATAACAATCATATTGATTATGCAAAACAAGCTATCTATTGTGCAAAACGCATAAAAACACACCTTAATTTACCAGTACAACTTGTTACAGATTCAGTTGAATATATTGAATCGGAATATCCGTTTTATAAAAATTATATTGATGTAGTAACTTACCAAACTCCGCCGCAAAGTTCTATGAAAACATTTAATGATGGGTTATATAGTGCTAGACGATTAGAATGGAAAAATTCTGCTCGTGTTGATGCGTATGACATAAGTGTATTTGAAAACACATTAGTAATTGATACAGATTTATTATTATTTAATGATAAATTATTATCTTGTTTTGATACTACTGAAGACTTTATGATTGCTAAACACCATGAACTTGTTAATATTAATGGAATAAACTTCGATAGAGTAAGTGATAAAACTATTCCAATGTATTGGGCAACTATACTTTACTTTACAAAAAGTGATACTGCTAAGACTGTATTTGATTTAGTTGCACATATCAAAGAAAACTACAATTATTACAGAACAGTTTATGATATAGTTGAAACTAAGTTTAGGAACGACTTTGCATTTAGTATTGCAATACATATGATGAGCGGATTTGAATCTAGTACAGAGTGGCCCCAGCAATTAAACAGTGATATGTGGGTGTCAACCGACAGAGATGTATTGATAGACATTAGCGATACTACAGTTAAACTTCTTGCACATAAGTCTTACGATTATTTGCCTGTAAAACTTACAGATGCAACAGTTCACGTTATGAATAAATTTAGTTTAAATTCTTTTATAGACAAGGAGTTTGAAAATGAGTAATGGTATTTGTGTAGTAGCACAAAATAACTCAACAACAAACTATGTTAAACAAGCATATGCATTAGCGTTAAGTATACTTGCAAAATCTCCTAACACAAATATAAGTTTAATTACTAATGATATAGTGCCGTCAATGTATAAAGATGTATTTGATAAAGTAATTCCTATACCATGGAGTGATATCGCATACAATGATTGGAAGATTGAAAATCGATATAAAGTTTACTATGTGACGCCGTATATTAATACTATTGTGTTTGATGTAGACATGTTAGTGTTAGACGATATTACCCCGATATGGAGTAATTTACACAATTTGTCCTTTACTACAAATATTAAAACATATCGTAATGAACCTGTTACTACTAGGTATTACCGTAAAGCATTTGATGCAAATAATTTGCCAGAAGTTTATGTAGGCATGTATCAATTTAGTAAAGGCAACGAAGCACATAACTTTTTTAAGTTGCTTGATGTTATAATGCAAAACTGGGAAGTATTTTATAAAAAATATGCTCCTAAATCTATGCAAAACTGGAATAGTGTAGATCTGAGCGCAGCAATAGCATTAAAATTATTAGACTCGCATACTACTACATTAAATAGTAATAGTATGCTATCTTTTACTCATATGAAGCCTCAAGCACAGCACCTTGCCCATATTCCTAGCAAATGGACAGATATATTATCTGTAGACTTTGGCAATGACAATATCTATATTAACGGGTATAAACAGTCGGGTGTACTGCATTATGTTGAAGATGAATTTTTAACTTCCGACATGCTTACCTGGTTAGAGGAACGAGTATGATGTTTTACTTATATTATGATGATGTAGGAAATGTTGCATGTGTTACTAATATAATAGATGACTCATTTGGTCCTAATTATATTAATATTGATCTCCAAACGTATGAAGATTTTTCAAATAGTACTAAGCAACTATCTGATTATATTGTACTTAAAAGTTCAAAAGTCATAGGCAAGATGCTTGTCCTGTCCCGTGATCTTTATGGACATGATGGAACAGTACAAGCTTCGGGAATGATTAGTAAACAGCAAGAGATATCAACTAACTCAGTTGTCTTAACACAAGATACAACTAACGGCACTTGGACAGCTACAAGTACAATGGATGATATAAATTGTGCTTTATTTGCACAAGGTTGGGACCATATCAAAGAATATTATGTAGTTGATAATACAAACAGCTTTATATTGTTAGATACGGTGCGAGTTAATTTAAAAACTTTAGCTGCATGTAACACTGTTGCAATAAAAGATTATGATAAAGATATATGCAAATCGCAAGTTAGCCTTTTATGCAGATCTCATCATGTAAAACATATACATATAGTACAGGAGTAATAAATGAAAATTATTGACTATGATATCATCTATTTAAGTTACGATGAACCAAACGCAGAAAAAAACTATGCAGACTTACTTACTAAAGCACCCTGGGCAAAGCGTGTACACGGTGTAGAAGGCAGCGATGCAGCACATAAAGCCTGTGCTAATTTAAGCGAAACAGATCGATTTATTACTGTTGACGGTGACAATATTGTACGACCTGGCTTTTTAGAACAAGTATTAGATATTCCACAAGGCAGTAATTTAGAATCTAGTGTTATTAGTTGGTGCGGTAAAAACGAAATTAATGGGTTAATGTACGGCAACGGCGGCATCAAATGTTGGCCTAAAGAATATGTGTTGCAGATGAAAACACACGAAAATGCAGATCCAGGGAATGTAGCAGCCCAAGTAGATTTTTGCTGGGACTTAAAGTATATTCAACAAAATAGTTGTTACTCAGATGTTCATAATAATGCTACTCCGCAGCAGGCTTGGCGAGCAGGGTTCCGTGAAGGTGTCAAAATGGCACTTGATAGCGGAGCAAAGCCTACTAAAGAACAGTTATTAAAAGGTCATTGGAAAAACTTACACAGACTTTGGATTTGGTTAATGATAGGTGCAGACGTAGAAAATGGCGACTGGGCTATATTAGGAGCAAGAGCAGGACTATATATGACAATGTGTACAGAATGGGACTTTGTCCAAGTTAGAGACTTTGAATACTTAAACGACTTGTGGAAAACTTCCTTTGCAGGCATCGAAGACATTGAATACGAAACAGGTACGTATGGCATTAAACTCATTAACGAGTTAGACACACCAATTGCAGAAACACCATTTGGTGCTCAACAAAGTAAATTCTTTAAAACAGTGTATCAAAATCCTAGTAGAAACTCTAGCCAACAGTTTGTGATTGATCCTGAATGAATAATTTAAATAAATGTAGGACTAAAGAATAATGGAAGATATTAAAAGTTGGAAAAAAGAAAACTTAGATACAATAAGTTGTACCTTCTGCACGGCAAAATGGAAACAAGTTACTCTACATTTACATAATGGGCACACCCATAGTTGTCACCATCCTACTTCACACAAGATTCCTCTTGAAGAATTAAAGGATAATCCTAGCGCATTGCATAATACTAAGTTTAAAAAACAACAACGTAAACTGATGCTTGAAGGTAAGCGTCCTGAAGAATGTGATTACTGTTGGAGAGTTGAAGACAGTGGTTCTGATGAACTAAGCGACAGAACATATAAATCTTTTGAACCTTGGGCACAGCCACACATACAAGACATTGTAGATAAAGGCTGGGATGACAATGTTAATCCAAGTTATTTAGAAGTTAGTTTTAGTAGTGTATGTAATTTTAAATGCAGTTATTGTTCACCACAAGTAAGTTCTAAGTGGATGGAAGAAATTAAAGAACACGGCCCGTATAATACTTCAAAAAGATTTAATGATGTAACCTGGTTAATAAAAACTGATGCAATGCCAATACCTAACAGAGAACATAATCCTTATGTAGAAGCATTTTGGAAATGGTGGCCTGATGTAAGCAAAGACTTAAAGCACTTTAGGATTACTGGCGGCGAGCCACTACTTACTAAAGACACATTCCGTGTGCTTGATGACTTGATAGAAAATCCAAAGCCTGATCTTGAGTTCTCTGTTAACAGTAACATGTGTGTACCTGATGCAGTGTTTAATAAGTTCATTGAAAAGATGAAAATTATTGGCAGTCAAGGTAAAGTTAAAAAACTAAAAATATTTACAAGTGCCGAAGCATACGGTGCTCAGGCAGAATACATTCGCAACGGTTTGGATTATGACCAATGGTTATCTAACATACGCAAAGTATTAGAAGAAGTGCCTAATTGTACATTTACTTGTATGAGTACATATAATGTGTTAAGCATATTTTCGTTTGATAAAATGTTAAAAGACTTGTTAGATATTAAATTAGAATTTGGCGGAGCAGGCAAGGCAATACCAATAATACTTGATACTCCTTATTTACGATACCCTAATCATCAAGCAATGTTTATTGCTGAGCCTGAGTGGCGCGACAAATATGTAAAACCGCAATTAGAGTTTATCCGTAATAATTTTGAAGATAGAAATGTTCGTGGCAAGGAAAACATGGGGTTTTATCAATGGGAAGGCGATAAGTTTAAGCGGTTATACGATATTATGAATGAAGAACATCTAGACGAAGAAACACTAAGAAAAAATAGATCAGACTTTGTTATATTTGTAGACGAGCATGACAGACGCCGAGGAACAAACTTTATAAAGACTTTTCCAGAGATGGAACATGCATATTGCGAATGGAAACAATGTTTAACCTAATAACATATGGAAAGGGTCCTGACAAACTGTTAGGTATTCCTCCTAATTCTCCTAATTTGATACACCCAATGTATGTAAATGAATGGAAAGAGCATATAGAATATAATAGTTTTTTTAATTTTGTTAAATTTAAAAAAATCAAGCCTAACACAAAATATGTTGTATATTTAAATCATTATCATCATTTTGTTACAGATAAGTATCAATCAATTTATAAATTTTATCCACAAGGACAATCATCTGTAAATCTTTTAGATAATATCACTATGCCGGACCGCATATGGAATGACAGTAAAAATGGCCTAGTTCATTGGATAATTGATTGGGGAACAGAATGTAGTCAATTTGAGAATAGCACCAACGTAGATTTTAAAAAATTATGTACGGCATTAAATACAGTCCCAAAAAATATTACACTTATAACGGGTGCAGAAACTGAAAACCCTTACGGAAATATAACATTAAAAACAGCTTCTGACCAAGGTTATAATTGTATTACTGGATTTGAGTTATTTAATTTTTTAGAATTAGAAGCCCAAGAAGAAGATCATGCTGAATATATTTCGACAAAAATAAAAGATATCATAAACAATAACATTTTGACATATAAGTCGTTGAGTTATAATAGATTGCCTCGTATGCAACGAACAATGATTGTAGCACATATTATAAAAAACAATTATGACAAAGAGTGTTTATATAGTTTAGGAACATTTACTAATGTCCCGAGATGGCACTGGGCTGAGCATTTTCCTGAACTAAAAGACCAAGTAGATTTACTTACTGATGGACCTGACATATATCCGCACATAAAAGAGACTAATGTCACTCTTCAAGAAAATCAAGCAGGAACATTGGGCTGGGACCACGGATTAAATTCATATTTCCAACTAGTTACAGAAACAACTCCGGATAATGCAAGATACCCATTTATAACAGAAAAACTATTAAAACCTCTTGCTATGTTACAACCGTTTATACAATCTGGCCCCAAGGACAATATAAAAGTTTTAAAAACACATGGGTTCCATACGTTTGATAAGTGGATTGATCATAGCTACGACGATGAAGAAGATGACATACAAAGACTTCGACTAGTATTATGCGAGTTTGATAGATTACAAAATATTCCTGCACCAGTTTGGTCGAAGATGTTAAAAGAAATGTTACCATCGCTGTTGCATAATTATCAATTAATTAAAAAACCAGTAACACGAAATATTACATCGCAACTAATACCGATATTATTTAATTTTATGGAAAGTGATTAACATGGCTAAGTTAATAGTAGCAGGTTGTTCAGTTAGTGATTATACTAATGTTAAGAAGGTATGGGGAGAATACCTTGCTGAACAATTAAATTATGAATATGTACATGAAGCAGCTGGGTGCGGATCAAATTATCGTATGTGGAGAGTGTTAACAACTCATATACTTAACGGCAATATAACTCCTGACGATACAGTAATAGTACAATATACTACGCTAGAAAGAAATGAGTTTTGGTCACCGATAATTGAGGATGACTATTTACGAGATTTACAACATGACGGTAACATAATTAGATTTAAATCAGGGTCACATACATGGGCTAAAGGATTTGAAAAAAAATTAATGAAATTATACGAACGTTTTATTAATGACGACTTTGAAAAAGAAAAGTTTGCTAATAATCATATGATGTTTCAATGTTTAGCAAAGGAATATAAAATAAAAAATTTATATTTTGTAAAATTAGGTGCATATGGTTTAGAAGATTTATTATTTTTACCTCAATATAAAAATAACTTTTTTAACTATTCTAACATATTTGATAAAAGTGAAAATCACATAACAAATGATCGATATCATCTTAGTGACATAGGACATAAATTGCTTTCAACTATGATATATAATAACATTAAGGAATCTACATGAAAATTGGATTTATAGGAACGGGCAAATTAGGAATGCCCTGTGCAGAAGCAATTGCAAGCAACGGACACGAAGTTACGGGCTATGATGTTGCAAAGCGTACTAGTCATCAAGTAAAAATGTTTTCGACTATCAAAGGCGCAGTCCAAGGCAGAGATATTGTATTTGTTGCAGTGCCTACTCCGCATGATCCGGACTATGATGGCAGAGCACCTACTGCGCACTTAGATCCAAAAGACTTTAATTACGATATTGTAAAGGATGTACTAGTAGAAGCAAACAAGCATATGACACAAAATCAATTGCTTGTGCTTATTAGTACAGTACTACCTGGTACAACACGTAATCAGTTTGTTGACCTCGTGTCTAACACACGCTTTGTATACAATCCTTACTTGATTGCAATGGGCAGTGTAGCATGGGATATGGTAAATCCAGAGATGGTAATGATTGGTACTGAAGATGGCAGTGCTACAGGTGATGCCAAAGAACTTGTAGACTTTTATAAAACTATAATGGAAAACAATCCACGCTATGAGATCGGTACTTGGGACGAATGCGAATGTATCAAAGTATTCTACAATACGTTTATTAGTGCTAAAATAGGACTTGTAAACATGATACAGGATGTAGCGCAGCAACAGGGCAACATTAACGTAGACGTTGTTACAAGCGCCCTAGCGCAGTCTACGATGCGTATTATGGGTCCACAGTATATGAAAGCAGGTATGGGCGATGGAGGTGGATGTCATCCACGTGATAACATTGCACTACGCTACATGGCCGAAGAACTAGGCTTAGGTTATGACTTGTTTGATAGCATTATGAACGCCAGAGAAATACAAGCAAAGAATATTGCATTAAAATTAGTGCAACATGCAAATGAACATAATATGCAGATTGTTATTCATGGCAAAGCATACAAGCCAAACGTAGGATATTGCGATGGTAGTTACAGTTTACTGATTGGTCATTACTGTGAAGAGCAAGGGTTTGCACCTGTATATGTAGATCCACTAACAGGTGACGAGTTTGAGCCACTAGAGCCTTGTGTATTTTTACTAGCACACAGCGCCAGCACTACATATAAGTATACTGGCAAAGATAGCGCAGACAAATTATACTGCGATATTCCTAACCGTAGCGTAGTAGTTGATCCGTGGCGCAATTATGTAAATGCAAATTGTACTGTAATTCATTACGGAAACACTAGACAATCAACTAAAAAGGTGTTATAATAAGATATGTATGATATAGTCTTTATAAGTTACCAAGAATCTAGTGCAGATGCTAATTACGCTGCACTAAAAGAACGCTTTCCTATTGCTACCCGTGTGCATGGAGTTAAAGGAATACATCAAGCGCACATTCAAGCAGCCAAACAAGCATTTACTCCTATGATATGGATAGTTGATGCAGATGCACATATTGTAGATGACTTTGACTTTAGTTATATTCCCAACCGCAACAATAGAGATGCAGTACATGTATGGCGCAGTTGTAACCCCATTAATGATTTAGAATATGGATACGGCGGAATAAAATTATTTCCAAGACTACATACTATTAATATGGACACATCTATGCCAGACATGACTACAAGTATTAGCAACAAATTTGTTGCTGTAAAAAAAGTGTCAAACATCACAGCGTTTAACACAGGAGAATTTGAAACTTGGAAAAGTGCATTTAGAGAATGTTGTAAGTTAAGTTCAAAAGTAATTGGCAGACAAAAAGACGATGAAACTAACACTCGACTACACACCTGGTGCACAGTAGGCGCCGACAGAGCTTACGGAACCTACGCTATTGCAGGTGCAAAAGCTGGCGCTGTATACGGAACTCGTAACCAAGGCAACATAGATGCACTTAAAATGATCAACAACTTTGAATGGTTAAAGGAAAAATTTGATGGAACCATATGAACTACTAGATAGATTTGAACTGCTATATCCGACTAACACAAAGTTAGCAGATTTACGTAGAACTTATATTGATCAAGACCTAACAAGCATTTTTCGTTTATCTAATACTGATGACAATTTGCGTAAAGCAGTAGTTGAGCAAAATTTACATAGTATTTTTAGACTACTAGAAGGAGAAGTTAATGGAGAACTTGAAGAATTTCGCAAAGCAGTAGTTGAGCAAAACTTACATAGTATTTTTAGACTATCGTCAGACGAAAATGAAAATCTAAGAAAAGCAGTAGTTGAGCAAAACTTACATAGTATTTTTAGATTAGTTGATGACGAAGATTTGCGAAAACTTGTATTAGAAGATAATATTTGGAAACTTTGGCCTATACTTGATCGTTATGTAGATACACAGTTTGTTGCAGCATTTAAAAACTTCTTTGTTAATGAAACTAAAATATGGAACGATTCTTTTAGTCGAGGACAAATAAAAAGTAAGCAGTGGGTTATCAAAGAGCTTACAAAATTAAATTTAGATTTAGGTACAGTTTTCTTGTGTGCAGGATGGTATGCTACCCTTGCTACTATGTTATTTGAAAGCAAAGTTACAGTTGGCAAAATACGTAGTTTTGATATTGATCCGTCGTGCGCTAAAATTGCCGAAGTATTTAATAAACCTTGGTTCGAGGAAGATTGGCGCTTCAAGGCAAGTACAGTTGACATTATGGATTTTGAGTGGACAGATGTTCCTGCACCAAGCGACGGAACAATGGGCAATTTCTATTACATGACATCTGCTTCCGACAAACACATACAAATGAAAGATAATCCCGACACAATTATAAACACAAGTTGTGAACACATTGCTAATTTTGATGAATGGTATAATAATATACCCGACGGAAAATTAGTTATTTTACAAAGCAATGATTATTTTGAAATAGAAGAACATGTAAACTGTCATAAAACTATTTCTCAGTTTAGTAAAAGCACTCCAATGAAAGAAACACTTTTTGAAGGGCAGCTCTTTTTACCAGATTATACAAGGTTTATGAAAATTGGATATAAGTAATTTTACAATTCGGCAACTACAAACTGAAAGTGCTAGGGCACTTGCTACAATACAAGCTACTAACAATAATATACATCAGTTTAATAAACAAGCACATCATAATAGCCACAAATGGTATGCTGCTGTAATTAAATGGTATATAGAACAATACGGTGACTTGCCTAGCAAAGTAGGACCTGGTAAGGATATAAAGTTGGTATTTAATGACTAAAACAATTTTTGTAGTAGGATGTAGTTATAGCCATCATGACCGCTATGTTGAGCCTAAACAAACCTGGCCATGTCTATTACAAGATGATTTAAAATGTAAAATAATAAATTGTAGTGTACCTGGAAATAGCAATTTAAGCTATTTTTATAGGTTAAAGGAACTTGAATATCAATTTGGAAAACCAGATAAAGTTATTGTACAGCTTACGGGTCCTGACAGAGTATTTTTACATCGAAAAAATGTTCCTATATGTAATATAACTAAACGCAAAGGTAAAGATTACTATTACGATATTTATGATAACGCATACAGTGAAGCAGGAATATCAATAACACCTAGCAACATAACTAAACGATTATTTAATGAGCGTATACAGGAATATTATAACATCACACGAAAAGATTTAGTAACGTTTTTTCGCTCTTTTACTTCTTATGATAATGCAAACTGGCTCAATTTAAAAGAAATATTATTAATTGATTCGTATTTTAAAGATGTAGTTTTCTTTTCCTGGAACTTAAATTATAATTACATTGCTCTTGACGAGCCTTGGGCAAACGAAAATGATATCAATTATATAGGATCTATTAAAAATATGATTTCTGCTGAAGAATTTAATAACTATTCGCATATTCCGGAAAAGGATGATCACTTTAATGTAGCCGGTCATTATGCAGTAAAAGAATTAATAAAACCGTATGTATAGATATAATGATATAAGAGCAATACATCTTGAAGTAACACAAAACTGTCAAGCTAGTTGTCCTATGTGTGATCGAAATATGAATGGCAAAGGTATTAATCCACATATTAATTTAGACGAACTTAGTTTAGGAGATTGTAAAAAGATATTCCTTCCGGAGTTTATTGCACAGTTAGATACAATGTTTATGTGCGGTAACTTAGGCGATCCTATTGTTGCTAAAGACACATTAGAAATATTCAAATACTTTAGAGCGCATAGCCCTACAATGTGGTTAAGTATGAATACCAATGCCGGCGCAAAGAGTGTTACTTGGTGGGCAGAGCTTGCAGATGTTATTAATAAAAAGGGTGCAGTTATATTCAGTGTAGACGGATTGCGTGATACTAATCATCTTTATCGGCAAGGAGTAAACTGGGACAACGTAGAGCGTAACATGCAAGCGTTTATTAATGCTGGAGGTAGAGCACGTTGGGACTTTTTAATCTTTGAACACAATCAGCATCAAGTAGAAGAAGCAGAGGCACTTGCCAATGCTTGGGGTTGTGAAAAATTTATGAAGAAAAAAACAGGAAGGTTTATTACCGGCAAAGGTGAAAAAAAGCAATCACACCAGGCTGTTGATAAAAAAGGTAATAACTCGGCAGAGATTAAAAAACCTAAAAAAGAATATACCAACAACGCACTTTCGAAACAAGATATAATACTTAACAAGTACGGAAGCATGGATGCTTACTACAACGCAGCCCCTATTATTTGTAAAGTAAAGAAAGATAATAGCTTATTCATAACAGCAGAAGGACTAGCTTTGCCTTGTTGCTGGACTGCTGGCCGCATGTATAAATGGTGGCATAAAGATCCTAAAGTAGAGCAAATATGGGACTTTATACCCGATATAAGCGCCCTACAAGCACGTAACGGCCTAGAGGCAGTATTTGATACAGGCATCTTTGACCGCATACAAGCAAGCTGGAATAAGCCTAGTTGCGGTGACGGCAAACTAAAAGTATGTGCTATGAAGTGCGGTGCTGAGTTTGATCCGTTTGCGGAGCAGTTTAAATGAATCAATATGATATTAATACTGTAAAAGTATTAGAAATAGAACTTACTACATTCTGTAATGCTAGTTGCGGAGCGTGTGACCGTAATATAAACGGCGGCCCTGTAAATTTAAAAATGCCGTTACATCATATGTCCTTTGATACCTGGAAACAAATTGTACAAGATAAAAATTTATCTAACATTAGTACTTTAACATTTGATGGAAACTTTGGCGATGCTAGTATGCATCCGGGTATTATTAAATTTTTAGAATATCTTAGTAGTATAAAAAATGATCTGTTTATTAAGATATCTTCAAACGGTGGCGCTCGTAATACAGAGTTTTGGAATGAATTAGCAACTACATTACAAAAATTTAGAAGTCACGAAATGCAATTTGCAATCGACGGACTTGAAGATACTAATCATATATATAGACGGAATGTAAATTGGAATAAGCTTATAGAGAATGTCACAGCATTTAATACTGCTGGCGGCATATCAACCTGGCGTGCAATTATATTTGACCATAACAAACATCAGATCAAAGAAATGTGTAATCTAGCTAAACAATTAAATTTTTATAAATTTAAAACTTATAGGAATAGGGTAACACCTATTATAGTAGACAAGTATAAGAATCTTCCAAATGGTATACTTACATCACCGACTATGGATGAATTTGAAAAGAAATATAAATTATTAGAACAATTTAAAAACATTAAGATTTCTTACGAGCCGTCTATTAGTTTTACAGATTACTCTTGTCCGTTTGCTGAAGAGAAAACAATAGTTATAGAACCTGACGGCAAAGTGTGGCCGTGTTGTTTTATACAAGGCAATGTAGTTACGCACCACAAAAAATTTCCATATGACGATTGGAATATAAATAATTTAAATGAACACTCATTAATGGATATTTTAGAACAGTTTAGAAAACATCTTTATCCGGCATGGAAAACAGGATCTTATGATATTTGTAATAAGTGTTTGCATAAAACAAATAAGCCAACACAATACACAGTACAATGAATCTATATAAATTTGAAACAATTAAAAAACTCGAAATTGATTGCACTAGTTATTGCAATGCTTTCTGTGGTGCCTGCGATAGAAATATTGATGGCGGTGAGAACCATCCTAATTTAAAACTTAATCATATAAGCATTGATGATTGGCGTAGTTTTGTCACAGTAGATAACTTACAAAACGTACAAGAGGTTATTTTTAATGGCAACTTTGGTGACTTTAGTATGCATCCTCATTTCATTGATATGATGGAAATACTTGCCGAAGTAAAACCAGACGTATATCTTAACTTGAATACTAACGGAGGCGCCCGTAATGCAAAGTTTTGGAATGATCTTGCAGTTGTGTTACAAAAGTTTGCCAAGCATGATATTAAATGGGGCATTGATGGCTTAGAAGAAACCCATGATTTATATCGCCGAGGTATTAATTGGGACAAGCGTATAGCTAATCTACGTGCTTTTAATGATGCAGGCGGAAACAGTATATGGAAATGTATTGTATTTGATTATAATAAAGCTGATATTGATACTATAAGTGAGTTTGCTAAATCAACTGGATGTCTAGCCTTTCAAACCAATCGCAATCGGTCAGATGTTGATATGAAGGCATATAAAGACTTTCCTGCACAGAGTTTGTCAGGACCTGATACAAAAACTTTCACAAAACAATATGCTAGACGTGATACTTTCCGTTCTCATGTAGCAACACCTATTACTAGTGCTGTAACCTCGGTAGGCAGTTTTACTTGTCCATACGCCGACGAAGGCATGCTACAAATTGATCCTTGGGGAAACATATGGCCATGTTGTTATATTAGTGGCAGGCAATTAGATTTGCGTACAAATTTTAACTATAGTAAATACACGAACAATCATATACGTAATGCAAATTTAAAAGTTATTACACAACAGTTTGTAGACGATTTATATCCAGCATGGCACCGCGAAAGTATTGATATATGTAATAAGTGCGGCGGCAAAGAAAAACCTGCTCCAAATTATAATACGGTGATAAAATGAATAAGTTCTGTACGTTAACAGATAACGGCTTTAATATTGATACAACAGGTCGTGTAGGACACTGTTGTATACAAAAACGTGACCTTGTAGTTGACTGGAACACAATTGACGACATGAATGCTTGGTATAAAAATAATACCTGGCTCAATTCAGTTAAGCATGATCTTAATCAAGGAATTGAAAATACTGCCTGTGAGAGCTGTTGGCATAACGAACGCAATAATAAAGAAAGTAAACGGCACAGGGTTAACCAACAATACGGTAGCACTAATCAAAGTATTCGACATTTAGATTTAAGACTCAGTAACAAATGCAATTTACAATGCAAAATGTGCAGCGGCGGCTTTTCAGACCAAATTGTTAATCTTGCACATGAATTAAAAGCAAACGGAGTAGACAACGATTTACTACGTAGTATACCAAGCGCAAAAAATATTGATGTTGGCAAGTTGCTTGATCTTGTTTTAGAATTGCCGGACTTGCAAACACTTAGATTTGCAGGCGGTGAGCCTTTTATTATGCCCGAAGTTGAAGAATTCTTATACAAGCTAGTAGAACGAGGCAAGACAAATTTAGAGATTGAGTTTATAACCAACTGTACGAGCGCTAAAACACGCATACTAGCAGTCTTAGAAAAGTTTAAGCATGTAGAGCTAATGTGTAGTATTGACGCTGTAGGCGCTGCGTTAGAGTATCAGCGATACCCTGCACGTTGGGAAACTATTGAGCGTAACTTTATACGAATGTACAATAGTAAATGTACAGTAGGTCTTACTCCTGCTATTAGTATGCTTACATATCATAATATGACAGAGTTTTTTGCTTGGACAAACAAGTTTCCAAAAGCACGAGTGAGTTACAACGAAGTTGATTACCCTAGTTTCTTAGATTTTAGACTTATACCACTTGATGCTAGACAAGAGTTTTACAAAAGTTTTTCAAATGTAAAATTTATGGATGTAAACAACAATTGGAGAACGTTTAGATCAGATACGATGTATGAACACAGACACATTACAGATAGTGAAAAAAAGATGTTAGCTCATTATTCAAAAGATATATGGGACTATAGATGTAATGTAAAATTTTTAGATGCATATCCTTGGGCAGAAAGCTTGTTATGAATAAATTAGTAAAAATAAAAACTAGAAATAATATACTTGTAGTAGATTGGATTCTTAGCAATGTATGTAATTTCAAATGCACATACTGCACACCGGATAGTAATGGCGGTGACTTGTATTGGCCTGACATTGAACAGTGTGAAACTGTGGTTCGCCGCATTACTGAACAAAGTACTCATGATCATAGAATATATACTATATTAGGTGGCGAACCGACTGTATGGAAAAACTTTACAAGACTTAGTGAAATAATTAAAGAGGTTGATCCTAACAGTGTTGTAAACATTTTAACTAACGGTAGCAGAACAATTAAGTGGTGGAATAGAACTAAGACTTATTTGGATAAAGTAAGTCTTAGTTATCATCATCAAGAAGCAGATGTTGATCACACAATTAAAGTTGTCAATGCAATACAAGACGACTGTCAAACAAATATTCAAATGCTTATGGATATTAATGCATGGGATAAGTGTGTAGGTATATTTGAAAAACTTCGTGATAATACAGTTGTGCCCATACAAATTAAAAAACTACAAGTTGAATTTGGGCAACGAGATTGGATGGTATATAGTGATGAGCAACGACAATGGATGATTGATGCCCACAAAACTACTGCTAATCGTCCTAGTACAAAACGCAACAAGACTAGTTTGGGGATCGACTGTTACTATGATGACGGCACAGTAACACAAGAAAACAATCACGATTTGATACAAGCAGGCAAAAATAAGTTTGAAGGCTGGACATGTAATATCGGTAGAGATTTAGTTGTAATAAAGGCTAACGGTGATGTTGTTCCTGCTAATGCATGTAATAACAAAGTAATAATGGGCAATATAAAAACATCACCGGAAACTGTTAACTTATTAACTGAACCTATTATTTGTGCATATAAAGAATGTACATGCGGCAGCGATATAGAAATTGATAAACAAATTCAAGTCACAAATTAAAAAACAAAAAACACTAGGAAATAAGTACAGTATGACAGAAAATAAATATCCCTCAGAAACGTTTTGCTTACTACCTTGGGTACATCTAAGCACACGACCAGATGGCAGTATGCGAGTATGCTGTACAGCAAACGCTAGTAGTGTAGGTGCTACTAACGATAAAGAACACGGCGGCCAAGTTGGTATTCTTAAAACTGACGACGGCAAACCAAATAATTTAAATGTAAGTGATTTTGAAACTGCTTGGAACAGCAACTATATGAAAAATGTTCGCAAGCAAATGTTAGCTGGCGAAAAACCGCCTAGTTGTTTAAAATGCTTTAAAGAAGAAGCCGCAGGACATAATTCAAAACGTATGTGGGAAACTGCATATTGGAGTGAGAGAGTTGATGTAGAAAAAATCCTACAAGACACAAATGAAGATGGAAGTGTTCCGCCTAACTTAGCATACATTGATTTGCGGTTTGGCACCAAGTGTCAATTAGCATGTGTTATGTGTAGTCCGCATGATAGTAGTGGCTGGATTAAAGATTATAAAGCAATCTTTCCTGAAGTTAAGAACGAATCACTCAAAGAGATTATGCAATGGGATAACAAAGGCAGTACTAATGGTAGTAGTTACAACTGGCATAAGCAGAATCCAACGTTTTGGAAACAGTTTTATGAGCAAATGCCTAGTATGCAACAGATTTACTTTGCAGGCGGCGAAAGTCTTATTATTGAAGAACATTACGAAATACTTGAACACGCAATTAAAATGGGTTATGCAAAAGACTTAGAACTACGTTACAACTCAAACGGAGTTGAATGGCGCGACGATTTATTTGACTTGTGGAAAGAATTTAAAATAGTACGTTTTCATTACAGCATAGACAGTATTAAAGAAATGAATGACTATATTCGTTACCCTAGTACTTGGTCACGTCAAGAAGAAGTATTTCATATTTTAGATAATGAAACTAGTGACAATGTTGAAATAACTGTTGCTTGTGCAGTTCAAGCACTTAATATATATTATATTCCAGACTTTATTAAATGGAAAGTTCAACAAAAATTTCGTAAAATAAATATGTGGCCCTTTGGTGCTGGCATGATAAACTATCATTTTGTATACTGGCCTGCCCATTTAAATGTAAAATCATTACCTGCTTGGTTTAAAGCAGAATGCCGTCGTAAGTATGAAGAATTTTATCCTTGGATAGAAGAGAACTGGGAATTATGTATTCCGTCTTGGCACAAAGACAAAGTTGATTATGACAAATGGCGCAACAGTCCGTACGGAATGAAACGTTTAGATGGTATGTTAAGCTTTATGGAAAGTGAAGACTGGAGTCAACGATTACCTGAGATGAAAGAATTTTTAGATTTGTGTGATAAGCAACGTGGAATATCTTTTGCTGAAACATTTCCTGAAATGAAAGATATATTCAAATGAAAATAGCAACTTTTGGGTGCAGCTGGACTCATGGACTTTACGAAGTTAATGACTTTTATTCCTGGCCTTATGCATTACATAAATTAAAGCCAGATTGGCAAATTGATAATTATGCTGTTTGTGGCTCTAGCTTACAATTACAAACTTTTTTATTAGATGATGTATTAAGAAATAACACTTATGATAAAATAATATTTCAAATTACTACACCTGGTCGCCTAAGCTACTTTGAAGAAGATTATGACATGACAACTGCATTAACTGAATATGAAACAAACTATAAAAGAATTGAGACTGAGGATGGATTTTTTCGAAAAGTAGTTACAATTACCCCAGGGCATATGCAGTTACCAAAAACTAATAGCTTTTGGAGATTACATGGAAAATATAAATATGCAAGAAGTTATTATGGAATGTTGAATAAAAGTATTTTCAGAACCGAATATAAAGCATTAGTTTATTATTTAAAAGATAAAGTTGACTTAATGTTTATGCATAACGAAGATAGTTTAAAATTAGATATTTGTCCTGTAGTTATGGAAGAAGTAAAAAAAGAAAATATAGCAATAGATTCTTTTATTGCCGATAACGGCGAACATTTTAATATAGAAGGTTGTGATTGGGAAGCTAAATGGGTATTGGACCGTTTATGAAGATAGCAATTTTCGGATGCAGTTGGACACACGGTGTTGGACAAATAGAAAAGTATATTAATTGGCCGTATTTCTTTGCCAAAAAATATCCTAATGCAGAAATAACTAATTATGCAATTGCAGCAAGTAGTGTATCCTTTCAAATTCATCAGATGAATATAGTTAAGAAAACGGCTCCTGCAGACTTATATATTTTTCAAATATCAAGACCAGAAAGATTAACCTATTGGGAGCCGAACACAGATTTTTTTAATTACTTAGAGCCTGCAGCGCCTAATTTAAAACAATATTATCATGAAATCTTTCAATCTGTCCAATGCTTAACGGCACCTCTTACTGGGCAAAAGCCTAATATGAATAATAAACAAAAAAGTATAGATTTTGCAAAACAGTATTATCGTAATGTAAATGTCGAGACTATGGATTTAGAGTGGGAATTATCACTTGATTATATTAAACGTAATACCGATTTTTGTTTTTTACAGACAGAAGGTGCAGATAGGAATGTAACAGATATACCGTGTGTAGAAGATATACTTACTAGAGAAAAATGTAAAGAATGGTGGGAAGCAGGAACTCACTTCGGACGAACAGGATTGCAATGGGTAGCAGATTATGTCGATGAAAACGTGAAAGAGATAATAAATGCCAAAATGTAATGCCTTTAACAATCATATGTGCATAACTGTAGCAGGCAGTTGGCGTCCTTGTTGCCGCTTTAATAATTTTCCACATGTTGATATAACAAAAACTAGTTTCACAGATTATAAACAAAGCGAGTTCTACCAAGGCGTTGTCAACAACATGGATACTGGATGGGACGAAGGGTGTAAAAAATGCATGAAAGAAGAAGACCGCGGACACACTAGTTTACGCCAGGTCCTTAACAAAGAGTTTTCTGGCACAACAGATTTAGAATATATTGAACTTAGTTTAAGTAATAAATGCAACTTAGCGTGTAAAATGTGTGCGCCTACATATAGTACATTGTGGAATAAATTAGTAGAACAAAATTCAAATCTTAAACAGTTCCATCATACTGTTGTGCAACCTAAGATTGATGTACCTAGTATATTTGCTGATGTTAACTTACATAAATTAAAGAAAATTAAATACCTTGGCGGTGAACCATTTATTACACCTGAAACCAGGCAACTATTTGAATATTTGGAATATCATAATGTAATTGAACATATTGAATTAGAATGTAATACTAACTGTACATTGTTTCCAGAAAAGTGGTTACCTACATTAGAGAAGTTTAAAAAAGTAACAATAGAACTTAGCATTGACGGTATAGGTATTGTAAATGATTATATAAGACACGGCAAAACATGGAATACAATTGATAAGGTTACTAAGCAATGGGCGGCATATGCTGCTAATACAAATATTAATTTAGCTATATACAGCACAGTACAAGCGTATAATTTACATGATATGAAAAATGTTAAACAATATGCTAAGAGTCTAGGATTTGATCATTATAGTAGCCTGCTAGTTGTACCTGAGTTTCTCAGTGTGCATGTATTACCTGAAGAATATTTAGAGCAAATAAAAGATGACTACAACCAAAAATATTATGCAAGTATTGAACAGAACCAAATGTTTGACAAGTTTATAGATTTTTCTTTAAATATAGATAAGGTAACTGGATTACATTTAAAAGAGGCACTTCCTGCCCTGCACAAGTTTGTAGTAAATAAAGAAATTTTAAGAAAGGTTAAAGATAATGAAACATGACGAACCAGGGTTTTATTTACTACCAATGGATCACCCAATTGCAATTGAAAATGTAAGGAGACATAGCAGTGAAGCTAAATGCTTAGACAATATATTTTCAAAAGAAGAACTTGACTGGGTATGGAAAAATGCCTTCACAGATGATAGTGTTCCTAGACTTAATAAAAACGGAACAGTAATTATTGATACAGACATGACCAAAGTCTACGATAGATACAAAGATAAAATACTAGAATGTGTAGGTGAAGTTGCTGCTGATACATGTGCCATTGGCGGAAATTATTTTATAACACCTCAGCAATACGGATTGCATATGGATGCAATGCGTGAAAAAGGTTATAGAGGAATGTTAGAAAGTGTTCCTTTAAATGACGAGCAGCGTGTATTCACAACATGGAAAAACTTTATACTGCCATTGTGGATTGGTACAAATGACGATGAACAAGACGGCGGCCAGATTGTTTTCTTTGAACAGCGTGATATAGGTTGGGCCAAAGTATATAACGGAGGCAATCAAACTCCGGGTATTGCAAGTATATATGAAATAGTTACAGATTACACCGACATACAATTCTATGACAGGGATGGTGCCGAGATTCCGAGAGAGAACAATGCAATACCGTTTGATAAAGACTTTCATAGTAAATATCTAAATACTCCCTATCGGAGAGTGCAAGGGTTAAGTGCAGAGAATGTGTTTGATTGGACCCTAGGTTCACCTATGGTATTTGATGCTGTGCAGTTACATGCTACAAACGAAGGTTCTAAAGACAAAAACAAAAAAATGTGGAATAGTAAAATGGGACTTCTTATGATGTTCTATAAAGAACTAGACGAGGATTTAAAAGAGGAATGGCGCAAAGAACAAGCAGCAATGTAGGCTGTTCAGAACCCTACAAACAAATACATTTTGATAGTGTAGGTAATTTAGGACCTTGTTGTCAGTATGTAGGAGAACGTCCTGACGTAGAAAGTTTCGACGAGTATCTTTCTAGTGACTGGTTAGCTGATTTAAAAAATAAATTAGACAACGGCAAACGTGTTAGCGGCTGCGACTTTTGTTGGCGACAAGAAAACAATGGTGCAAAAAGTATGCGCCAAAAACGTAATGCATATTACGAAGGTAAGGCCAATAAGGGTACTGAACATATAATGATTACTTTTGGCAATCAATGTAATACTGCTTGTAGAATATGCAATGCTAGTCGAAGTAGCTTAATTGAAAAACAATATAAAGCTATGACTAATAGTATAGAAGATCCAGATCTATATAAACTTGTAACTAAAAAGCATGACTGGACTAAAACAAAGACATGGTATAGAAATATTGTTAATGATATTGTTGACAGGGCTGACACTATTCGTAAGTTAGAAATATCAGGCGGCGAGCCATTTATTAACGTACATTTTGATAGAATGATTGATTCATTAATAGCAAGCGGTAAAGAACTTCCTGGACTTAATATTACTACTAATGGCAGTTTTACAGAAGAACAAATACAAAAATTAGAAGTATTTGATCACTTACACATTAATTACAGTATTGACGGCAGCGGAAAAGATTTTTACGAATATCTACGTTGGCCACTAAAATGGAATGACACATTAGAAAAAATTGATATACTAAAAAAATATCCGTGGATAACTTGTGAGTTTGCTATTGTGCCACATAATTTAAACATACTTAACTTAGCTGATAGTATCAATTTTTTTAAGGAGTATACAGAATTCCAAGATAGATTTAAAGTTGGATTTAGTTGGCTCAACGGAGCACCTTGGTACAAGTTAGATAATACTCCTGTTGATGTAAGACATCAAGTAGCAACCTGTATAAAAGAAATTGATTTAACTAAGTATTCGGATCAAGAACAAGAGCAAATAACAGAATTATATACTATGATTGAAAATGCTAATAATCCTAGTCATAAAAATATGTTACAATCGCATGTAAAAATGACAGATACTTATCGAAATTGTGATACATGGAATATTGTAGGATGGCGATATGAAGACATCTAAACCTTTTTGTTATGCAGCCTGGACTACAGCACAGTATCAAGGCACAAACGGAATAACACCTTGCTGTGAATGGAAAGGTGATCCCTTTGAAGGAAGTATAAAGGAATATGCAGATAGTGAATACTTGTCTATTTTTAAAACTGCTATGGAAACCCATGATACAGATATAATTTCAAAAAATTGTATAGAGTGCATTGAAACTGAATCGCTTGGTGAGAACTCAACTCGTAACTATATTAATAGGTATGTTGAAAGCGGTAGATACACTGTAGGACAATTAGGCAAGTTAGATTATCGCCCAGACAATCTATGTAACTTAAAATGTAGAATGTGCGGACCCGGAAGTTCTAGTTTAATTGAAGAAGAATATCTTCAACCAAAAGTGCAAGAAAAAGCAACTAAGTTACATTTTAATACCGGAATTAACAGTCCTCTTCAGATAAGAGATACGGGGGATATATTAGATTTTGATTTATCTAATTTAAAAGAAATTGCTATATTAGGCGGTGAACCTACAGTTAATAAAAAAGTTTTTCCTATATTAGATTACTTAATAAAAAATAATATGAATGAAACTACTAAGTTGAATTATACTACTAATTGTACTAGTATAAACAGACCTTGGATGAGCCGTGCAGAACAGTTTAAAGAGATACATGTAAATCTAAGTATAGATGCAGCGGGTAAAGCATACGAATATATTCGCACAGGGGCAGAATGGCGCAAAGTAGAAAACAATATTCCAAAGATAATTGATATTGCAGAAGATTATAGTATTCAAATGGTTGTACAAACAACTAGTTTTGCAATTATAGAAGACTGGATAGAATATTTTTTACAATTTCCTACAGATACTATTAATATGACTCCGATGTATGGAGTAGCAGGAAAACTAGATTGCATTCCGGATCATATTAAAGCAGATAAAATTAAATATCTAGAAAAATTAAATCATCCTACGGCTGATTTAGCGATAAAACATTTTAAAAGATATCCTTATAATGTTAAACAAGCTATATTGTTTAAAAAACGCACTACATTTTTAGATAAAATTCGAGGTACTAGCATTTATGACCTTGATCCTATTTTTAAACAAATAATAATATAAATATATATATGAAAAAAGATATGTGGAAAAACAGAAAGAATTATAGATTTTACACAGATACTCCAGTACCTGCGAAATTAGAAAGCTCTTTAGATAATATTATAAACACATGCCCCATTCAGCGTGGACAAACAACGTATGCACGATTTTTTAAATGTACCCAAGAAGATTTAATTATAAAAGAAACCTTATCTTGGTCAGTATTTAAAAATCATCGATCTGGATATAACGAACTTGCACCTATTACTGCACCTCTTGTTTACTTTGTTTGTTCGGATAAGGGACAGCCTTTTGACCAACGACATGCATTTTTAATTGCAGGAGCAATGTTAAGAGAAACATTGAATCATGGATATGACTTTAGTTTTATTGGATGTACAGAAGAACCTAATAAAAAACAAGCAAAACAAATTCAAAATTGTATTCAAGATAGATTTGGCATTAACGGCCGAGTGTCGCAGCCTTTCCTAGCACTTTGTATTGGCAAAGGCCAAGAAGAACCGGATTCTCACAAACAGCATACATATACTCTTCATAATGGATCTATAATTAATTATTCTAAGCAAATAAATAGAGAACGAATAATTCCGAGACTATTTACGTAAGTATCTTAGTAAGGGTCTAATACCAACAGGTCTTCCGTTTTGGTTAGCTAAATGTATCGCTTTAGTGGGCTGTAAATTAAAATCTGTACAAACTTTAGCATAATCTTTTTCGTACTTGGACCAAAAGTATTCTGGACCAAGATCTTCCATAAACTTAATACCCATACTAACCGTTGCTTGACTATTCATGTTAAAGTCATTCATTATAGTTACTGCGCCTTCAGGGGTGTTACGAGCAAAGCGCAGTCCAATACGATTGCCGCCCATTCCTCCTTTACTTAAACTAATACCTACAGTTTTTATAGCGGGATGATCAAAGTTAAATTCTATGTCTCTTATACAACTAAGCCATGCTCCGTCAATGTGTACTGGTATGTTAAGCTCAATACAACGATCTAGTATTTGCGTCATATCAGGATGTACGTCACCATAGAACGGAAACGGCATTGCTATAAGTAATTCTTTATTAGGATCAAGAGTATCTACTGTAGCATACTCTATGTTATTATTGAGACGCCAGTGATACTTATAATCATCTTTGAATGTTTGTAACGTGCCACAGCGTTGATATAAATCATCTATGTATTGTGTACAACCGTTTATAATATCAAGCCGAGTAAACGCCTCTAGTCCACTAAACGTACTGTACTTGTGATTGTTTAACCATTGTACAAATGTATCCTTAAACTGTTGATCTAAGTCTGGCGTATGTACAGGATTATGTTGATAAAAGTTATCATAAAATTTGTTTATATCACTACTATACATAGGCTGCGGTCTATCTTTTTGTAGCCATTCTTTGGTATATTCTCTATTAACATTGTCTCTCATATCTATACTTATATGTTATATATGCAGATAAGTATTATTATGAACAGGAGAAATGCATGAGTAAATATGATAAGGTATTTTGGGAACCGAAAACATATATTTCAGAAGCTTATACCAAAAACTTTGACGAACCAGTAACTGGATTAGCTGTAAAACTTTCCGGAGGTGCAGATAGTAGTATTATATATTATACCTTATGTAAAGAAATGCAAGAACTTGGCATTAATGTGCCGTTATATGTTGTAACGTTAGATGTAGAAACTAAAGATTGGTATAGTCACTATGCTAAAAAAGTTATAGACTATACAGCAGAAAAAACAGGTATACGGCCAAAAGAACATTTAATAAATTATCTGTCACTTCCGTGGACAGTTCCGGATTATGAAGTAGCCCAAGAAATAAATTTGTCAAAATTAATAAACACTAAACAGATTAATGTTTATTATGGTGGATTGACACAAAATCCAGCAAGGCGCAATATGGCAAAAGCTTGGAATAATAAAGGAATGAAGATGGAATCATATTGGGAAGCGTATAACTTATGCAAAGAAGGTGCAGATCCAGACAGGAATAATAATTCAACAAAACAAACAATAGGATATGGTCGATCGCTTAATCAGAATCATAATGAACCGTATTTAGGTGTTTTACCGTTTGTACAAAAAGATAAACGAGATGGTACTGCTGCATTATATAAAACAATGGGTGTTACAAATGAATTATTGCCGTTAACATATAGTTGTGAAGAAGCTAGACAAACACAAAAAATAAAACTCGATATTGTAGACGGCTATCAAGAATATAGTCATTGTGGTAAATGTTGGTTTTGTTTAGAAAGATCATATGCGTTTGGACGGCTAGTATGACAGTTTGGTCCTTTGGTTCTTCGCATAGCACCGGACATGAAATCAAATCAGGATTCACACAAGATGATTTACGGAAGTTTTATAATCGTTTTGGTTTTGAAGATTATTACGAGTACTTCAATTGTAAAAGTGCAAAAACAGTAAAAAAGCTTTTAAAAAAATGGGACGGGTTTGATACATCTAATCCTAATTTATCGTTTCCGGGTATTGTTGCAAAACTAAAAAATACAGAATTAAAAACCTTTGCAAAAAACGGCACAGGTATAGATTATTCTTATAAAATGTTTCTTAAAAATAAACATAAGTTTAAAAATGATGATATTATATTATTTGAATTACCGCCGGTTTTTAGATATGAAAGTACTAACGGCGACCATGCACGATTAGCAGATATTAAAAGTCCTCAACAGTATAACCGTTATCCTAGTCCATTCATAATGAATAAGTTTTATAAATTTGTAGTAGATGAAATTAAAGAAGTTGCATATACTATAGATATCTATTGCGAGACGTCTGACCAAATGCCGTTGGATGTTTACAAGTCTAACAATATTAGTTTACATCTGATGTGCGAAACGCATAAAATTGGTCAATACCCGGGCGGACATTATCATTATGATGCTCATAAATTATTTGCTGAATATCTTGTTAAAGAGGTTATAAAATGAAACCCTGTATACTTCCTTGGATTAACTTTAGTACTAATACATTTGGCAGGCCGCGCACTTGTGGCTATGCTGACCAGGCTACAGTGAAAGGCGCAGGAGTTAAATTAAAAGGTACTAGCATAGAAGCTGAATGGAACAATGACTACTTTAAATCTATACGCAAAGACTTTTTAAAAGGTGAATGGCCTGAAAATTGCAAACGCTGTAAGTATGTTGAAGAACTTAATGGCAGCAGCAAACGCTTAGAAGAAAATGAATATCACTACGACACTAATGCACATCTTATAGAACAAACAGCCACTGACGGTAGTGTGCCTTATTATCCTAGCAATATAGATATTCGTGTTGGTACTATTTGTAATTTGAAGTGCATTCATTGCGGTACTGGTGCTAGTAGTAAATGGAATGAAGACAAAGCTATGTTAGACAAGTATCCTAACACAGAGTTTTATAATATTGATAATAAATGGATCGAACAAGACAGTTTTATCTGGGACAATATTAAAGAAAATTTGCAACACACAAAACGCTTCAACTTCTTGGGCGGAGAACCTTTTGCTAATAAACAACACAACAAGTTTATTAAAGAAATAGCATTTACTGATACTGCTAAGGACATTACACTTACATATGTAAGTAACGGCACATTACTTACAGATAAAATATTTGATCAACTTATGAGTTTTAAAGAAGTTGTTATTCGATTAAGTTTAGATGCTATACAAGAGCCAGGAGAATATTTTAGATTTCCTATTAAATGGGACAGTTTTGTTAAAAAGTTAGAACTTATGGAGAAGTACGCTAAAGATAATAAACATTTAGATATAGGCGTGCAATGGACCTGTAGTAATATCAGTATGTTTTATCTAGTAGATACTTTTGATTATATGCGTAAACACTTTCCAAATATTAAATTTATATTTGCTAATCATGTTGAATGGCCTGTACACATGAGCGCACAAGTGTTGCCATATGAAACTAAACAAATTGTAGAAGAACGCATTAATAATTATGACTTTGGAGAATATTCCGACAAAGTGCCTTTTTATGTTAATCATATGTTAGAAAAAGACTTATGGAAAACTGAAGGTAAAACTTTTATGAATTACTTAAATGACCTTGATGCAGCTCGTAATGTAAGTTGGCAACACAGTTTTAAAGAAATGGAATTAGAAAAGTATGAAACTACTTGACACACGATTTCATAGATCAGGATATCCAAAAACTGTTAACTACACCGAAAACGATATGCCTGACAGATGGCCAGCAACATGGACACGTCGAGGCGCCTATGATACAGATTTTTATATTGAGCAAACGCATAGGCAATTTACATATACACTAAATAGTCAAGGTTATAGAGAACAAGAATGGATTGACATAGACTGGAATAATAGTTATATATTTTTAGGTTGCAGTCATATATACGGAGTAGGAGTTGCAATTGATGAAACAATTCCAAAACTTATGCAAGACCGACTAAGCACATGCTGTGTAAACTTAGGCATTCCGGGCGGCAATAACTATTTTAGTATGGTCAATAGTGCTAAATTAATTAATGCAGGAATAACTCCTAAAGGCGTATTCTATCAACATACCTATCCTGCTCGATGGTTTACTTTTAAAGATGATACTTTAAATACAGTTAATGCTAATGATAAAGGATACGAACATTATTTTAAAGACGCTCAGTATGTTGATTTTTTAGACAGCAGTATTACTGAAACACTGTATAGTCAATGGAAAGATATATGTCCTGTAATTGAATTTAATATAGATAATATTATTCCTGACTCAAACAATAACAAATATATAGCACGATGCGGGTCGCATTATAATCATGTGTATCATGAAAAGGTAGTCGAAACACTTTATAATAAATATAATAAATATAATAAATATAATCAACAAGTAGAGGAATAACAATGTCTATGCATGAATCAACTCAAACTCTCTTACAGAATTTAACAATTAATAGATCAAGTTATAGTAAATTTTCTAAAGAAGAAGTTGATACTACGACAATTCAAAAGATACTCGATGCTGCTAACGGCATTACGCCAAGCTTAGGAAACAATTTTCATTATAGAGTTGATCAGTTACCACAAGACGTAAAAGATGCAATGTATCCATACATGCATAGCGCCTATGCTAATTGTACTCAAGAAACAAAAGACGAATTTGAAGAAAATTATCTTGCATATTCAATGTCCACATGGAGAAAAAAGGGCATTTGTTTTAATCACCAGTTCGAAGCACCAGTAGTATTGGCATATAGTATACCGGTATCTACAGACGGGTCTTCCCGTCATTGGAAACAACATGAATTTCCGACTAGTAAAGATTCTACTTTTATTGCAATTGGGATGAATATGTGGAACACAATTTGTACAGTAGAGGAAATGGGATTAAATAGTTGCTGTTTAAAAGCATATAACCCTAAGGCATTTGAACAAATTAATGTAGAAACATCTGAAGAATTGCCAGAAGGATGGAAGTACGAGCCATTTCTTTTCTTATGTATCGGGAAAGGTATAAAAGTTAAAGGCGATCACAGAGAACACAAACCGAACGGAATTGTTAATTCTTTAAATTTTGCAGTAAAGCAGTAGCAAACTCTTTATGAGCTAACGCTCCTGGGTGACTCTTATCGTTAGCCCTTGGATATTTGTTTTTATAATCATCAAGGCGTATATTTAATATTTCTGTTTTATTCCAGGCAGGCGAAATAATAGGATCTATTTGTAAATGATAACGCTTTTTTCCATACAATAAGCTATCAATATGATTAATACGCATATACAAATCATTTAACATGTCATAATCACTATGCAGATACTTAAAAAATGCTTTATCTCTAGCAGTGTTACTTCTGTGATCAATAATATGTCCAGTTTCTTTATTTTCATAGTAATGATATCTATCTAAATAACTCCAGTGTATAAAAACAATATCACTAGGGTTGAAATCAAAGTTAGTAATAGTATGCCAAATTGCTTTGTTACTGTATCCACCTTTGCCTAGGTTAATACATTCTATATCTAGCTTGTCTGCTAATAATTGAGGCCATGCGTACTTACTAGGTTGGGGAAATATACTACATTTGTTTTTAAAGTCCCAAACATCATCTAGTGCAGTGCCTCTTGTAAAGCTACATCCAAAAGCTATAAGTCTACTCATCTAGTAGACCTATGTTATACTGCCATTCTAAAAACTGTAATTTTAATTTATTATAATCAACAATTGTGTCTTTGAATGTATACGGGCTTGACATTTTTTGTGTTAGTGCTAGATTAGTATCCCACTCTCCTATAGCAGTAAGAACATTAATATTTTCAAGCATATCTTCGTAATATATTGTCACAACTTTATGCCATTGAAATTGTTTACTTTGCATGTCAAAAGTGTCATACCAATTTTTAGCATATCCTGCACTATCGATTAGAGATTCGATATCTGTTTCTACTTTTATGTTTTGAGAAGTATACGGACCATATTCTTTTGTGTAACTTGTTATAACTCTGCTACAAGCCATATCCCACCAATTACGCCTTTTATTGTTAATAAATACCCAGTTAGAAGGATCTTTTGGTATCCATAGTTCTTGACAATGCTTACAATCTATGTTATTATTATGTAAGTAAGATGTTATAATATGACTGCCTGTTCGTCCCGGAGTTTTTATTATGTATTTCATACAATATTTATAAGGGTTACAATGACTGAAGATTTAAAGTGGAGATCCTATGCAAGATGAGAAATGGTATGACTGAAGATTTAAAATGGAGTAATTATGACTTTACTAAGATACCCTTTGACGACATCGTTAGTGTTGGTCAGCGTACTTTGCTGTATCGTGATTTATTTACTGTCAGCTGGCTACTTGGTCGCTTCTGTAACTACAAATGTAGCTACTGTTGGCCTTACGCCCGCAGTGATCGTAAAGACCACCGTCCTACCGAGCTCTGTCTTAAAACAATAGATGAAATAAAAAGACAAGCTCGCGGAAACGGATTTAACAGTTTTCATTTTAGTTTAAGTGGCGGCGAACCTACTTTTCATCCAGGATACTTGGACATACTAAAACACCTTGCTGATGATGTAGATAGCACTAATTATACTAGTGTGCATATGACAACAAACATGTCCCGTAATATGAAGTGGCATGAAGAATATGTAGAAGCAGTTAAGCCGTTCCATCGTGCTAGTATTACAGCAAGTTTGCACACAGAGCATGTAAACAGCATTGAGAAGATGCAAGACTTTGCAGACAAGTTAATCTTCTGTCAAGAGCATGATGTACAAGTTACGATCAACATGGTGATGGTTCCAGAGTGGTTTGACCGTGATTGGGAGAACGCATTGTTCTTTCACGAGCAAGGCATAAATGTAACGCTAAAGCCTCAAAGCGACCCTACAGCAAGCCGAGTCGTAGATGGATATAACACAGAAGACTTAAAAAAGTTATACAACGGTATGCCACAAATGGCGTATACCGAAGTTAAACGTAAATGGGCCAATCGTCCAAAGCAAAACTTTGATTTGCCTCCGAACACACATGGTTCAAACGATAAAAGTGTTCCGTGGCACATGGCAGTAGAGTTAGAAGATTCAAAGGGCGATAAGTATTATATAGACCAAGCAGAACGGTTTAATGCCTTTAATTTTAATAATTTTGAAGGGTGGAACTGTAACGCAGGATATAGTGGTATTATTATACGTGAGCCAGACGGTTCAGTAAAACGTAGTTATTCTTGTCACGATGTGCCTCTTGGTAATATCGAAACAGGGTTTCAGTTGTTTAACGCACCTAAGACGTGTATAACTAAAAGCTGCGTAAGTAGTGCCGACTCAAAGATTCCAAAGAGGAAAATTACATGATAGATATAGCCTTAGTAGCAATACCTAGATTAAACATTGATGCTCCACCTATGGGGATAGCATCAATTAAAGGCAGTGTTGTGGCCGGCGGATATACTGCAAAATGTTTTGATACAAATATTAACTTGTATCATTCAGTGGGATTTGATACTTGGCTAGAATTAGATAACTATTTTCAAACTGACTTACGATATACCGGAACAAGTCTAGACGGCGCCGGCAGCAGAGAAATAAACTTTATTAACATTGTACAAAAGCGTAAAAAAGAACTACAATGTTACAATGAATATAGCACCTTTTTAGAAACAGAAATTAAAAAAATCTTAGAACATAAACCTGAATGGATTGGAATAAGTGTATTCAGTGTTAATAGTGTTATTAGTACAGTTAATTTTCTTGCACTACTAAAAGAAATAAATCCTGATCAAAAAGTTATTGCAGGAGGCATGGGTCTAAGTAGTTTTGGCCTTGGCGGAAATAGTAACTTTGGCGAATTTCTTGTTAACGAAAATTTAATTACTACATATATTAGCGGCGAAGGCGAATTAGCAATTATTGATCTTTTAAAAGACGGTAAGGAATCTAAACTTACTCCGCAAATAAATGATCTTAATAGTTTAGCATTTCCAAATTACGATGATTTTGATTTAAGTCTGTACCCTGGAAAAGAAAATATGGTTTATATTACAGGTAGTAGAGGCTGCGTAAGAGCTTGTACATTCTGTGATATTAATAGTTTATGGAAAAAATTTAGATATCGATCAGGTGACAATATCGCTGCTGAAATATTAGACGGATATAAAAAATATAATACTACAGACTTTTATTTTACTGACAGTTTAATTAATGGTAACATGAAAGAGTTTGTTAAACTACTAGATACTATGATTGACTACAAAAAGCAAGGATTATTACCTGATGAGTTAATGTTCGGCGGCCAGTTTATTGCTAGACCAATAAATAGATTTCCAGAAGAATACTATGCAAAAATGCAAGCTGCAGGTGTTTATAATATTAGTGTAGGAATGGAGTCGGGCAGTGATCGAGTGTTAGCTGATATGCGCAAAGGAACTACTAGAGACGACCATGACTATATGATGAAAATGTTGCAAAAGTATGGTATACGAATCAACTTGCTTATGTTAATAGGATATCCGACCGAAACAGAAGAAGACTTCCAAGCTACCCTTGATATGATAAAAGACTACAAACGTTATAGTGATAGTGGAATAATTTGGGGCATTGTGTTAGGAAAAACTATGGTAGTTCTACCTAACACTCCTATTGCTGACAGCGCCGATCATTGGAGTATAGCATATGACAATACGGGCAACTGGTTCAGTAAAACAAACGATACATTAACATATCATGAAAGAGTTAAAAGACGTATGCGAGCAGGTAGACTTTGTGAAGAATTAGGATATGTTATTAAGAGCCAAATTGTTACTGTTAATAGTTTGCATGAAATAGTTACGCAGGGCGGTTATGATTCGATTTCCTAAACCTTATAAAATAGAAGAATTGCAAAATACTCTTCCTAAAAAACTTTCGCATATAAAAGAAGATGCTAAAGTTAAATTTATTAAAGAAGTAATGTTTCTTTATAGATTATCTGATGATTTTGGATATATTAATTTTGAACAAAGTACATATGATGGCATAGATGTTAAGATTGTTTATACTCCGTTACCGATTAAGATAGAACTTAAACGACTAATACATGATGTAATGGAGAAATGGTTTTTTAGTAATTTAGAAAAAAATGAAAATGTATATTTTTATAGGTTTATAAATTTATTTAGATCTGAATTAACGCAAGAAGAATGGAAAGATGTTGATTTCCATTTAAGAACAACTAATGAATTAGTACTTGGGGAAAATTATAAACAATACACTGACTATAGAAAAAAACTAGATGAAATTGACATTTTGCTACAGGATGAAAACTTTAGTGCAAAGGAAAATTATTAATGTATGATTACGAATCACTATATGGCATTCATTTAGAATTTACTAGTAGATGTAATTTATTGTGTCCGCAATGTGCAAGAGTTAAAGATGGCGCAGTTAATCCAGACCTTCCGTTAGAAAACATGTCACTAGACACAGTTCAAAAGATTTTCGACGAAATGGGTAATAAAATACAATATGTTCATCTATGTGGCAACTATGGAGACTTTGTTGCATATCCACATGCACTTGAAGCAATAGATATTATAACACAAAGCGGTGTAGATTTTATTAAAATTTATACAAATGGCAGTGCAAGGACTAAAGAGTTTTGGATAGAACTTGCAGACAAATTATCTAATGATCGAGGACAAATAGTTTTTAGTATTGATGGGCTTGATGATACAAATCATTTATATAGAGTTAACAGCAATTTTCAAAAAATTATGCATAATGCAAAAGCATTTATTGAAGCAGGCGGCACAGCAATATGGGAATGGTTACCTTTTGAACACAACGAACATCAAGTTGAAGATGCTGCTAAGATGGCACAACGATTAGGATTTGCTGAATTTATTCTTAAAAAGAATCCTAGATTTAATCCTATTAACAACGGTGAGCATTACACATTAAAGCCTAGCACCAAGTATGTACACAAAGGAGTTGAACGACAGGAGAGACAGATATTAGGAGAAACACAGCAGTTAACACCTACATTGTTTCCTATATCTTGTAAGTATAACGCTCGCAAACTAATTTTTATAGATTTCCAAGGATATCTATTACCTTGTTGCTGGCACGGTAATAGATTTAATCCTGATAGTAAATCAGGAACTAATGAGTTTCAAAAAATTATGGAAGGATATGATCCTAAGATTTTTAATGTTAATTACTATTCAATTGAACAAATTTTAAATAATGAATGGTATAAAAAAGATATAGACTATACAATTAAAATTTTAAATACTTGTCGTAAACATTGTACATTAGGAAACAAAATGTCTAATAAAGATAATCGAATACAACATATCTTTAAAGATACTATAGATTTAGAGCCCTGGGAATAACAGTATGGCATCTCCTATTGAAAAATTAGATTATTATGTAGATCATAAAGAACTTCAGGAAACAGTTATTGATTTTTTATATAGATATCATTGGGACAAAAGCAATCAGCTGTGCCTTTTAAATACTCCAGATGTTAAACCTGGCGATCCGTATCAAGGAATTGGTCATGTTAACGAGCCTAGTTATCCTGCATTTGGATACAAAGAAGGCGATTTTAGTGTTTTCCATCCAGACTACGAAGATACAATATTAGGAAAGTTGTACAAAGAATTTCCATTGCCGGTTTGTAGAATGAGATTATTACGTGTGCCGGCAAAACGCTGCTACACAATGCATGTAGATGGTGATACGCACAGATATCATTTTGCTGTTATTAGCAATGATGCTGCTTTTTTTGTGTTCCAAAACCAAAAAAGCATACAATCTATTCCATGTGACGGACGTGCATATAAAGTACATGTAAAGGAACCACATACATTTGTTAATACAAATTCTGACTTTGATAGGATACATTTAGTTTTAGATGCAGCACCCAAAGAATAATTTAGCTATATTAGGATTAAGCAGAAGTGGAACTACGGTTGTTGCACAGTCGTTAGTTGAAACACTTTCGAATAATTACGACTATGTAAATTCTAAATATCAAGGAGAGATAAGCAATGTATTTAGAGATTACTTTTTTATTGGCGAAAACAAAAAAGTAAAAGACTATGTTGACGGCGCATATATTAAAACATTTGATATTATAGATGACTATTTACAAGGATCTAGATTATATCAAAATATCAAAATGGATCCTAAACAGTGCAGAAAAGAAATGTCTAATAGGATGGATCTTTTAAACCAAATGATAGACGGCAAATTTAAATCTATTATTAAGGTACATCCTTATGCTATTTGGAAAAACTATCAACAACCATATGTAATAGAAACATTATCTAAATTAAACTATATATATGTAAGAAGAGAAAATAAGTTAGAGCATTTTTTAAGTTTTGTTATTGCTAGAGAAAGTGGAATATATCACACTAATAATCCATTTGAAGAATTTCCAGAAAACATTAAAGTTACAACTGAACATATGGAGTTATTTCAAAATTATCTAGTTGCCGAAAAATGGTTTTTAAAATTTGCAAACATAGTAGAAACAGTTGTTTATGAAGATTTAGGTGAGATCAATAAAGAAGGATTTGTAAAAAAATTACCATATACAAAACCAAAAATAGAGTATATAATTAACAAATACGAAGTGCAGGAATATATAAAATGTTTAAAGTAAGAGAAGTTCATTACGACATTACAAACATGTGCAATGCAGCTTGTCCGCAATGTGTGAGGACAAATCCTCTTACAGGTAAAATGCATGAGTATATAAAGAAGTCTGAACTATCGTTAGAAGACTTTCAACAAATATCATCCCCGCAATTTTTAAAACAATTAGAATATATTTACTTTTGTGGAAATTACGGAGATCCATTAGTAGCAACCGACTTGCTAGCTATACTAGATTATGTATGGGATTGTAATCCTAAGCTTAGTGTTAAGGTACATAGTAATTGTAGTTTACGAGATCACGGATGGTGGAAGAAATTTGCTCAGCTTACTAGTGATAAAAAGTTTACTTTAGTTGCAAGTGTTGACGGTGCAAGTCAATCTACACAAGAATTATATAGAGTAAATACAAACTTTGAACGCATTATAAATAATCTTAAAACTTTTATCAGTTATGATGGTAAAGTTGAATGGAGATTTATAGTGTTTAAACATAACGAGCATGAAGTCGAATTAGCTGAAGATATTAGTAAACAAATAGGTTGTATTAATTTTCGTAGTTATAGTAGTAATAGACAGTTTCCAAATGGCAAATTTAAGTATAATTTTAACGGAGAAACTAAGTATCTTGAAAAACCTTCATACGAAGTTGATAGTAAATTTAATGATAGAAAAACTATAGAATTTGAACAACTAGAATCTTCAACTGCAAAGATAGATTGTATAGCAAATAAAACTCGTAGTATCTTTATTGACTTTGAAGGCAATGTCTTGCCCTGTTGTCATTATGGTATTAGGCTTTATACAAATAGACGTAATACCAAAGATGTAAATAATGATACAGTTGTGCAAGAGACTATAGATAAATTCGGTAATGATAAATTTAATGCACTAGATTTAGGATTAGAAACAGCATTAGAAAATTGCGGAAAGTTTTTAGATAGTTTAGTTCCTTATTGGAACAAAGGTGATCCCTTAGTATGCAAAATGATATGTGGTAAAAAATAATGTGGATAATATTAACAGATCAAGGTATTAGACAAATACTGTTAGCTGACTTAAAGTTTTATACTAGCGTTAAAGGATGGGCATGTAATACTAGTAACTATGTTTATAATTTAATTATGAATGATGAATCGTTTGTTAGCAATACTATATGTAGAGCAATTGACGATTATCCTATTATTGATATTAAAACAACTCCTAAATTTAATAGAGAATACGCAGTTTGTCCTAAAGAAAATTGCTACTGTGGAATGGATATCGGTATTCCAAAAGGTAAAACTATAGACTATATTATCGAACTAAAAAAACAATTTAATAGTATTGACAATGTAAAAACTATCCCTTGGTACGACAACGAAACTATTCTAGCGTTTGGCCTAAGCGATTTTATTACCAATCGAATGGCACATGTTGATTGGTTCTTAGGAAAGCGTTGTAATTTTGATTGTGTATATTGCTCTCCAAGCATACATGATAATGTAAGTGCATACCCTACACTAGAAAAATTAATTGATTATTACAACTATCTAACTGATACTATATCATCAAACGAAAAGAACCAAAAAACTATAAGTTATATCTTCGGCGGCGGAGAACCTACTCTTATACCCGAGTATTTAAATTTTTTAGAACACATTAAAAATGATAATAAGTTTAATAGTGAGATAAGAACACTAACTAATTTAACTGGAAGTCCCGAAAAGTTATATCGATTAAATCAATTAAGTGATGTAACTTTTAGTGTTCATCTTGCATACATGACAGATAAGTTTATAAGCAAGGTAGATAAATTCTTAGCAAAGCGAGATGATACATCTAAATCTCTAACTGTAAAATTTATGTATGACAAACTACATAGTGACAAAATTGATAAGATAATACAAGTATTACACAATCATACTAATCTAACTTATAGTGTAACACCTCTGCATGATAAATCTGATAAGAAATTATATCAATATACTGATGCTGATAAAAAATACTTTAAGTTACGAGGTAAATTATAAAGTTAGATTTAGTTTAAGTCTACCCAAGCACTACCAGTGTAACCTTGGAACTTAGTACCTGTTGTGTTAAATATCATCATACCTGCTACTGGTGATGTAATAGCTGCATCGCGAGCTGTGTTATCAGCATATACGCCTGGCTTAATAGCACCTTGTACATCTAACTTGGCAGCTGGAGTAACAGTTCCAATTCCTACGTCACCTTCAGATAACGCCAGTAGTTTGCTATCTGCAACTACGCCGTCGGCACCATTAAAGATCCATAAAAAATCTTCATTGCCTGAAATAATATTACTATCAGTTCTGCCAGTAGAATCATCCTTGCCAAATCTAATTTGGCCATATCTTCGATTAGTACCTGTTAAGTCTGAAGCAGATGTGCGTAATAACGATAATGATGTATATTGATCATTTGATTCCATTTGTATAAAGTTTGTTGTAGCCGCAGCCGGAGTTGTTATTCTTAGTAGACCGTCTGATACAATACGTCTTGGATATATATCGCCAAGTTGTCCGTCTATTACTAAACTACTATTATCAAGGAATACACTACCTTTAATGTCACCTGTTACGTCACCAGTTACGTCACCTATTAGAGATCCGTATAGAGTATTATTAGTGCCGTCTATTATCAACGAACTATTATCGCCAAATACTGAACCTGTTACATCGCCGTCAAACGTGCCTGTGTGTGCTCCAGATGCATTACCAGTTACGTCACCAGTAAATGTCCCAAATATTTGCTCCGCAGGAATAAGTCCTGTAGAAGCATCAAATACTACAGTACTATCGTCTGCAATAAGATCGCCTTGAATTCTCCCAACAGTAAGTTGGTTTTCAACATTAAGTTGATTAATCCATGCTTCGTTCCAGGCCTTTGTATTTGATCCTAAGTTAATAGTATTGTTTCCATCAGGAACTAAGCTACTATTAACTTCACCGTCAATACCAACAACACCACTTACTCCAGTAAGACCACTTCCGTCTCCAATAAACGCTGTAGCTGTAACATTACCAATAATATTAACGTTTCCGGTACCTGTAATGTTGTTGCCATTAAGATCTAACCCACCGCCTAATTGCGGAGTAGTATCACTTATTACACTAGTAAATGCATCTGAAATACCAGTAAGACCACTTCCGTCTCCAATAAACGCTGTAGCTGTAACATTACCAATAATATTAACGTTTCCGGTACCATTAATGTTATTACCGTTTAAATCTAATTGTCCACCTAGTTGCGGTGTATTATCAGCTAGTAATGAGTCAATTGTATTTGAAATACCAGTAATACCGCCAGCAGTAGCACCGTCACCGACATATAATTGTTTAGTATCTGTTGTAAATACTAATTCGCCCTCTAATGGGGTAATTGCTATTCGTTCTGCATTTGTGCCGCGTCTAACTTGTAAAGCCATCTATAAACTCCTGAATCCTTTGTTACATGTATTTATGCTTTTGATAAGAAAGACTACTTTCGTTTTTTCATGAATTGCTGAGTACGTTTTTTAATGTCAATTTTAACTTGCTCAGTATCTAATCTAAAATCTATACTAGCAATATGTTCTTCGTGTGTATTAAAAAGTTCTTCTAAACTAGATTCTATATCTATATCGTGTTTAGCTTTAGTTTTTTTAATATCAATCTCCCAAGTTTTACCGTCCTTGAACTTCACGTTGATGCTATCCAAATATTTTATTGGAACAACATCAACATTTATTTCTTTAAAGATCTCTGGCCAAG